GACAGAACTCGGCGTTGCTCCAGGTCTCCGCGTTAACTTCTTGCGTTACAAGAACTTCGCAGTAGACCCAACACCTCTTACAGAAGGTGTTCGTATGACCACCAACGCTCTCACAGCAGAGCAAATCGCAATTACAGTAGCAGAACACGGTTATGCCGTTGCTGTTTCTGAGTTGCTACTCAATGCATCATTCGATGACGTAATGGCTTCTGCTTCACGTCTTCTTGGCCGTCACATGGCTCAATATCTTGACGTACAGGCTCGTAACACACTCTCTGCTGCAACTTCAGCAGTATTTGGTTATGACCGTTCAGGCGTACAAGGAATCAACGACTGGTACAACGAAGGTACTCGCGGTTCATCAATCGCAGGCCTAACAGGTGCTTTCAAGTTGACCACAGGTGCAATTAAGGATGCTGCTCTTACCCTTGCTGGTAAGAACATCCCTCGCCTTGGTGAGACCTATGTACAGTTCGTACACCCTAAGCAGTCTCGTGACCTTCGTTCGAACCCAGAGTTCATCGAAGTTACAAAGTACGCTGCTCCAGGAAACTTCATGCTCGGTGAAATCGGTCGTTTGTACGACGTAGTATTCATCGAGACAACACAGGTTAAGAAGTTGTCATCTGGCGTTGCCTTTGACTACTCTTCACTAGTCGGCGCTCCATCAGACCAATACTCAACACCAGTAAAGGCTAACACTGCTCCTGGTCAAGGTGGAAACCCAGAAGATTCTGGTGCAACTGCAACATCTGGTACACCAGGTGCAGACATCTACGAATCAATCATGATTGGTGACAACGCTTTTGGTCACGCTATCGCTCTTCCAGTTGAACTCCGCGATGGTGGCGTTCTCGACTTCGGTCGTGAGCACGCTCTTGCATGGTACGCAATCTGGGGCCTCGGTGTCATTACCGATCAGGCTATCGTGAAAGTCTACACAAACTAATAACTGGTTTGTAATAACTTTTACAACTTAATAGGTGTCTGGGGGTCATACTCCTTCTTTGGCCCCCAGCCACCACTTAACACCACACTAACTTAGGAGAAATACACCGTGGCAAATACACCAACAAGTCCATTGGACGCAACAGGACGCGCTGCAGAACAAGCAGCGAAGAAGAATGCAAAGGCACTTCAGGACCGCAAAGATGAGATTTCAATTGCGGCTCAGGTTGAGGCAGAGACACTAGAAAACAACGTATTCGATCCAACGAATGCAACAGCACCTATTGTTCTTGACGAGATTGAAAACGTCGGAGTAAGTACAGCAAACAACTCAGTAATCATTCGTACAATCACTGATATTGACGATATGACATACGGAGTAGGAAACACTCTTTCTTTTAAAGCAGGAGTTAAGTATCGCGTATCTCCAGACCTAGCAAATTATCTCGAAGAACTTGGATATATTTGGCGGCCAAACTAAGCCGTCGCTAGTAGTCTGACCCTCAACTGGTTCCCGCCCTCCTCCCAGTTGGGGGTCGGACCTTTTTATGCGTACATATTGTGAATAACACGAGATGATTACGCCAAACAGTTTTCGGAGGTTTTGTGGCTACGTTATCCAGTCTGGCGGAACGCCTTCGTTCTGAGATAGGCGATATCGGCAAGTCCTTTGTCTACCAGACAACAGCAGACGGAATCACAAACCGTTACCTTGTTCCATACTCTCCTGTAGATGGTGCAAACCTTATTATCCATGTTAATGGGTCAGATGTATCTAACGCTGTTCTTGTCGAAGAAGAGACTGGTTACATAACCTTTGATTCTCTCCCAAATGCTGGGGCACCAATCGTTGTTGCTGGAACGTATTACCGTTACTTTACTAACAACGAAATTTGCAACTTCATCACTGATGCGTTTAACCAGCACACAAAGAATCATGCTGACCCATACGGTCGCGGTGTAACTATCACAAATATTCCTGGTGTTGAAGAATACCCAGTAGTTGTCTATGCCGCTACTTTAGCCCTTTATACCTTGGCTAACGATGCCGCATTTGACATCGATATTACCGCCCCAGATGGCGTACAGATTCCTCGCTCTGAGCGTTACCGTCAATTGATGGATATGACTCAACAGCGTAAGGCTCAATACATTGAGTTGTGTTCACAGTTAGGTATTGGTCTATACAAGATCGATATCTTCCAACTTCGTCGTATCTCTAAGTTTAGTAATCGTTATGTACCAATCTATCTTCCTCAAGAAGTGGATGATCGTTCTATGCCTCAAAGGGCGCTTCTTCCAATGCCTACCTATGGCTCTCAACAGTTCCCATCGGATGTTCCTACATTTGATTTAAACGCATATCAAGGTGACTCATTTGAAGTTACTCTGCAGTTCCCATTTGACGTAACAGCCTATACTTGGAAGTCTGAAATCCACATGCAGTTTGGTGATGGTATTCCTCTTGCAGCATTTGACATTGAGTTTGTTGATGGAGATAACACAAAGTTAACTTTGACACTTACAAGTCAACAAACAGAGGCTTTACCAGATCTTTGCTTCTGGGATATTCAAGCATCAGCATCTGATGATTCAGGATACGAACAAACCTACATGCGAGGAGCGCTGTTTGTTACACGAGAGGCTACCGTATGACACGCGTTAGACATGTAGTTGGTTGCAGTTGTAATCAGTGCAATGGCGTTCAAGGTGTACAGGGTCCAACGATTATTGTCGGTCCTGGTCAAGGCGGTGCTCGCGGTACTCAAGGAACACAAGGAACCCAGGGCGCAACTGGAACAGGAATACAAGGCGCACAAGGACCGATTGGACCTGGTGGTGGGGCGCAAGGTACACAAGGAACAACAGGTATCCAAGGTGTACAGGGATCTACAGGCAGTGGAACACAAGGTGTACAGGGTTCCCAAGGAGAACCTGGTACTCAAGGTATCTCTGGAACATCACTAGGAACTACAGATGACTTATCTGAAGGTGTAACAAACCTATACTTTACTCCACAAAGAGTGGCGTATGTTCACACCCAAGGGGTAGCAAATAGTACGTGGGTTATCACCCACAATTTGCATTTTTACCCTAACATTACAGTGCAGGATTCGGCTGGTAATATAGTCGAAGGCGAGATCACATACACTAATTCGGACTCCTTAACAGTTACATTTGCAACAGCGTTTTCAGGCGAAGCCTACTTATCTTAAGGAGATAACCGAATGGCACGTAAGTTTTTAACACCGATTGATCTTGGCAAACTTGAACTTCAAAATGCCAGAATCCAAAACCTTTCAAGCGCTAATGCGCCAGCAAGTCCTGTCGAAGGTCAGATTTACTACGACACAACAGACAAGTACATCAAGCAGTGGAATGGAACTGCGTGGATTGCATTTGGTCCTCAAGGCACACAGGGCACACAAGGTACTGACGGTGTTCAAGGAACACAAGGTACTGCAGGTTATGTAGGTAATGACGGTGCTCAAGGTACACAGGGAACTCAGGGTACAGACGGTACGCAGGGTGTGCAGGGCACACAGGGAACACAGGGCACGCAAGGCACTGATGGCACACAAGGTACACAAGGAACAGATGGTACCCAAGGTACACAGGGAACAGACGGTACCCAGGGAACACAGGGAACTGATGGCACGCAAGGTACTCAAGGCACAGACGGTCAGCAAGGAACACAGGGTACCGACGGTACACAAGGAACTCAAGGCACAGATGGTACCCAAGGTACTCAGGGAACTGATGGCGCACAAGGTACACAAGGTACCGATGGTGCACAAGGTACTGACGGACATTCTGACCGCTATAAGACAACCTCTAATACCGCAAATGATATTGCAGTAGCAGATGGCGTAGTCTTCTATGTAAATGACGAAAATCTTTCTTACTCAGTAGGTCAAGATGTCGTTGTTGCTTACGACATTAATAACTACATGACTGGAACTGTTGCTTACTACGAGACAGTGCCATCTAATTACATCCAAATAAATATTCATACCATTGTTGGTTCTGGAAACTACTCTTCATGGACAATTAACCTTGATGGAGCAACAGGTGTACAAGGTACAACTGGCTCTCAAGGAACACAGGGAACAGACGGTACCCAAGGCACACAAGGTACAGATGGAACACAGGGTACACAAGGTGTAGACGGTCAGCAAGGTACTCAAGGAACCGACGGCACTCAGGGCACACAAGGCACAGATGGTACCCAAGGAACTCAAGGTACTGATGGCACACAAGGAACTGAAGGTCAACAGGGTACTCAAGGTACTCGTGGTGCTCAAGGAACGCAGGGCACACAGGGTGTAGATGGTACACAAGGTGCTCAAGGCACTGATGGAACTCAGGGAACTCAGGGCACTGATGGAACACAAGGCGCACAGGGAACTGAAGGTCAGCAAGGTACTCAAGGAACCGACGGTACGCAGGGAACTCAAGGTACAGACGGTACCCAAGGTACTGATGGTCACTCAGACCGTTACCGCACGACCTCCACAGATACTTACACACTACAAGTAGCAGATAACGTAACATTTACTGTTGAAGCAGGGCTAAGTTACTCTGTTGGTCAAGACATTGTTATTGCGTCTGACGCAAACAACTTGATGCATGCAACAGTAACTAATTACAACGGCAGCAACGGTCAACTTACCTTCAATATCAAGGACTATACTGGAGGAGGAACTTCTGGTTCTTGGTCAGTAAACCTTGACGGTGCTACGGGTGTTCAGGGAACTACAGGTTCACAGGGAACCCAGGGAACCGATGGAGCCCAAGGCACACAGGGTACTGATGGTACTCAAGGTGCACAGGGAACCCAAGGTACGCAGGGTACTCAGGGAACTGATGGAACTCAGGGCGCTCAAGGTACAGACGGAACCCAAGGTGTACAAGGAACTCAGGGTCTTGATGGACAACAGGGAACCCAAGGCACCGATGGTACTCAAGGCACCCAAGGTACAGACGGAACCCAAGGAACCCAAGGTACGGATGGTACTCAAGGTACAGCCGCTCTCTGGAACTACCTAGGTGTTTATGACCCAGGTATTGTCTACACAACAGGTGACGTTGTTACTTACGGCGGACAACTTTGGTACCGCAATGTCTACACCTCTGCTGGTTACACTCCTGGTGGAGTAGAGGGATATTGGGACCTACTTGCTGCTCAAGGCGTACAAGGTACTCAGGGAACTGACGGAACTCAGGGAACTCAGGGAACAGATGGAACTCAGGGAACCCAAGGTACCGATGGTACACAGGGAACGCAGGGTACAGATGGAACTCAAGGAACACAGGGTACCGACGGTACTCAGGGTACCCAGGGGCACTCTGACCGCTACCGTACATCATCTTCAACTTCTAACGCAGTTGCTGTAGCAACTAACGTAAGTTTTGTTCTAGATGATCCAGACCTTTCTTACTCAGTTGCTCAAGACGTAGTAATTGCACATAGCGATGCAGCGTACATGCATGCAACTGTAGTCAGTTACACATCAGGTACTAACACTCTTGTTGTAGATGTTAAGGACATTGTTGGTTCAGGAACCTTTACCTCATGGTCTATCAACCTTGATGGTGCCACTGGTGTACAGGGAACCACTGGTTCTCAAGGTACTCAGGGAACTGACGGCACACAGGGTACGCAAGGCGTACAAGGTGTACAGGGTCTCTCTGGTCAACTTGGAACCTATGCAACAACCATTACTGGAGATTCAACCGATGGTGGAGCATCTGGAACTACAGCGTTCACAGTTACACACAACCTAGGAACTGAAGATATTATGGTTACCGTTTGGGATACAGCAACCAAGATGGAAGTTGTTACAGACGTTGCTTATGTAACCACAACATCCGTAACAGTTGGATTTGCGGTAGCGCCAATTACAACTAAGTCCTACAGAGTAGTAGTAAAGGCTTAGCACTCACTTTCTGTAGTATATTGTTTAAACATTAAGTGAGGAGTTTTACAGATGGCCCGTAGTTACGTCGTACCGCTAGGTCTTTTGCACCTAACTAGCGACCCTACGGGCCATTCTGCTGGAGACACTTACTACAATACAGTCTCTAGTAAAATTCGTGTATACGATGGTTCTCAGTGGAATGACTCTGGAGTATCTTTACAAGAAGTTTCTACCGCTATTTCAGGGGCGGCTTTAGGGTCTACTGACGATCTTCCAGAAGGTGTACAAAACCTATATTCAACTCCTGAGCATGTGTACAACGCTATAACAAGCGGAACACAGAACAACATCTCATTTACTTATCACTCTACAGGCAAAACTATTGATGTATCTGTACCCACCGTTCAAGGTACACAAGGAACTCAAGGTAAAGCCATTCAAGGTACACAGGGTGTGCAAGGTACCCAAGGTGTATTTGGTACTCAAGGATACAATGGTTCCCAAGGTGTTCAAGGTACCCAGGGAACTCAAGGAGTACAGGGAACACTTGGCGCTCAGGGAGCGCAAGGAACTCAGGGTGTCCAAGGCATTCAAGGAGTACAAGGTTTACAGGGTACGCAAGGAACCACTGGTTCACAGGGAACACTCGGTACTCAAGGAACACAAGGACTTCAAGGTACGCAGGGAACACAAGGAACCCAAGGTACTCAAGGCGTCCAAGGAGTCCAGGGTGTTCAAGGTATTCAGGGACTTCAAGGTGTACAGGGTCCTGCAAACATCAATAACGCCCACTTATCTGTAGCGTTAACAACCGCCGCTGTTCTTCCTAACTCCCCTACCTATACCCCAGGTTCAACAGATGCCTCTGGTGGTACTGGTGTTGGTGGGTATCTACAAGCAACAACAAATGGTGCTCTTGTAGTTGATGGTGTAACTGCCACATCTGTTGGTCAAAGAATTCTTGTTAAAGACCAAGCAACAACTACTCAAAACGGTATTTATACAGTAACTACTATTGGTACTGCGGGAACAAAGTGGAAACTTACTCGTGCTACTGATTATGACGACAGCAGTGTGGGTGAAGTTACCTATGGTGACTTTGTTCTTGTTGTGTCTGGAAATACACACGCAGGACAATCGTGGATTCAATACAATACTGGTTCTCTTGCTAATGGGTATATCAAGATTGACACTGACCCAATTCTTTTCACACAGACCACAGGTACTGGTACACAAGGAGCAACTGGTGCTACTGGCGCTGGTGGCGTTATCTCTAACTATGGCTCTTTCTACTCAACTGTAGACCAGAACGCTACAACTGGTGGAGAAGCCGTTAAGTTTGACTCAACTAATATTCAAAATGGCGTAACTCTTGTTACAAATGGCACATCACTTACACGTTTAACTGCGCCAGTAACAGGAACATACCTTATTGATTTTGCGGCTCAAGTTTCCGTAACAGGACCAGGAAACAAACAGGCAAACTTCTGGCTTGTTAAAAACGGGGCAACTGCAGTCTCTACTGCTTTTGATTCATCAGTAACAGACACAACTCCAACCATTACTGCGTGGACATGGCAAGTTAACGCTACTGCCAATGATTACTATGAAGTATTTTGGAACGCAACTTCAACTAACGTATTTCTTAATGCAGTAGCAGCCGCATCTCCCGTCCCACAGGCAGCGGGCGCAGTTATTCGTATGTCCCAAGTTAATTACCAAGGCATTCAGGGCACCCAAGGCACCCAAGGCACACAAGGTACTCAAGGCGTGCAGGGAGTACAAGGAGTCCAGGGTGTTCAAGGACTACAAGGAGTTCAAGGAGTACTTGGTAGCCAAGGAGCAACAGGTGCTCAAGGTACGCAGGGTGTTCAAGGGCTACAGGGTGTACAAGGTACTTTGGGTTCTCAAGGCACACAGGGCGTTCAAGGTTCTCAAGGAACTACTGGTTCTCAAGGTGTGCAGGGATCTCAAGGAACTCAGGGCGTACAAGGCGTACAGGGTGTTCAAGGTATCCAAGGTGTACAGAGTCCATCTATTCAAGGTACTCAAGGCGTGCAGGGTGTACAGGGCACACAGGGTGTCCAGGGTGTTCAAGGTATTCAGGGTGTGCAAAGCCCTTCTATCCAAGGAACACAAGGCACTCAAGGCACACAAGGTGTACAGGGAGTTCAAGGCACTACTGGTGCGCAAGGCGCCCAAGGAACACAGGGTACT